TGTTTCTATTAGCCTGTAGCTGTCACGCCAATCTGGCGAGGAACGTTCGGTGAACCGACGCCATCTCCCAGAGGTGTCTGGAGTGCGTTGTCGAACCTCACAGTCATAGCGATCGTTACGGGCTCGCTGGCGCTGTAGTTCAAGTCACCATAGTTGACTTCTTGCAGGAAGCAACCATACATCTCCCATGTCTCGAGGACCTGTGGAGCATCTGCACCGTTACCGCCATCTAGCAGTTCGCAGCGCATGGTGAACTTGTAGTCGATACCTGCTGAAGCTGAGCTCTGCTCGAAGAAGTCGAACTGCTTCTGTAGCTGCTCACCAACTAGCTTGCTGACGGTGCCTAGTGCATCGTCCCTGACGTTGACCGTTGCATCTCCCCAGCTATGCTTGCCTGCCATCTTGATCCTTGAGTTATAAACGTCGATCGTGATGTCATCAAATGATACCTGTGGGCGGGTGAAGTCGATCACCTGCTTGGTTAGTTCCGTCCTCGGCGTTGAAATACCAAAGTTCTCAAAGAGTGCCCTAAAGCGATACTTGAGCTTTGGCATCAGCAAGCCCTGGCTAGTAGCTGATTGATCGCTAGCTACTGGCACAGTGAATCTTGTTAGTGTTGCGACTGCCATCTGCGTCTCCTGTTACCCTATATTTATTTGGCTTGAACTCACCACGCGATCCTTATCAGACCGCGCGGCTTGTTGCTAGGTTGCCACTTGCTATCTCGCCCGTGTTCTTGATCCTGATTGGGATGTAGATGAACTCGATAGCCTTGACTGGTTCGATTGCTATGTCGATGTATAGCTCGTTGCGATCGATCCTGTCTGGGGTGTTGTTCGTCTCATCGCAGACAACCAAGTAATCATACAAGCCACGCTTGGTTACCAAGTCATTGCAGAACCTGTCAACCACGCCCTTGACTTCATCACGGGTGGTCTTGTCGTTTGGTTCGAACAAGAATGGCTTGACCATCTTGTCTAGCTGCGTCCTCATGAACGCGATCAAACGTGCTACGTTGATCCTGTCCAATGCTGAGTTGCTGCTAGCGCGGGTTTTGTTACCATCGTTGATGATGCCTGTCACAGGGCTATAAGTCAGCGGGTTAACTGCGTTCTCATACAGTATGTCACGCACGCCTTGGCGCACGCCTACTGCGAAGAACTCACCAGTCTGGGTGAGATAACCCAACCTGCTCACGTTGTCTAGTCCACCACGGCGAACGCCTGCTGGAGCAAACCATTGCGCTGATGCTTGGTCTGAGCGCAGGATCATCCTCAGCACGCCATAGCTAGCTGGCATCGCAACTGAGTTACCTGCGAGATCTGAACCAAGCACGCTTGGATAGAACACTGCGAGATATGGATCACGGGTGACCAGCGCATCCTCGCTCTCGACAGAGTTGAGATCGATATTGGTGAGCCAGTTAGTGAGATCCGTTCCTTCTGTTGGGATGCGGAATGGGCTATCGCCTACCACGAAACCTGTCTGCTTGCGGTCATTGTTGAGCTGCACCATGTTAGGGATGAGCTCTGGATAACCTGGAGCAGCGATGAGATTGAACTCCCTCTGCTCTTCACGGATCTCTGTGTTGGTATCGATAGCTGCCTTCATAGCAGTTACGATCACATTGCGCTGGGCGCGACGTCCGAAGTAAGCATGACCATTCTCACGGCTTCCGCTGATGCTAACCCAGGCGTTGACTTCTGTTGGAAGTGTCTCACCTGCGAAATCAGTTGAGTTGAAATAGTTGGTCCTGTATTCCTTTACGTTGAAGCTGCTACGCCTTGTGTTGAACAGCAACATGCCCCTTGGATAGTTCGCTGCATCTGGGCAGTCGAGGTCCACGGTGTTGTTGGTTAGCAAATCTGCGATCGCTGGGATGGTGTCATTGACCACATCGAGGGTGGTGCTGGCCATGAAGCGAGCATCTGCGAACAATATGCCGTTCTCTGTGGTCTGATCGGTGTTATCGATCTGTATCCACTTGTCTTCGCCGTTGATCAATGACCAACGATATAGCTTTGGATAGTTCTCGAGATCACCCGTGTCGATCCACAGATCACCATAAACCAAGCTAGTGCCATCGCTCTGCGTGGTCGGTTGTGTGACTGAGAAGATCGGACCATTTGGATCACTGTTAGTGAGGTTGAAACCACGAGCATCAGTTGCTACGTTGCGATAACCCTTCCAAGCAGTGCCATCGTGTATCATGATATCAGCTTCGCCGGTCTCGCCCCAATACCACATGGTGCCATTCTCTGGATCTTGTCCAGGAGCTGAAGCACTAGCGGTATAGGTAGTCGTAGCCCAGTTGCTGACGATGATCTCTCCAGCATTTGGTCCTGCGCGGCAGAAATCGCTGGTAGTTGAGATACCTGCGTCGGCCAATGGGCTTCCGCTGGTATCAGTCAATACAAGCACGCCGCCCGCTGTATGGGTGATGCGCACAGAGCCATCTGCGTTGACTTGGGCACTGACATAATCCAATCCAGCTGCTAGAACATCAGATACGAATGTCGTTGCTGTTGTTCCAGTCATGGTGATCGTTTCTGCTGTGCTCAAACCATCGCTGTTTGGGATGCTGTATTCGATTGTGAATTCTTCTCCGATGACGAACACAGGATTTGTGTCATCACCATTGACGCTGGTCACACCAGTCCTTGACCTGTTGAATAGCTTGTAGGTCACGGTATCGTTGGCGCTGACGTCATATTGCACATATACTGAGTTAGCAGGTATGCCTGAACCACCACGCAGCGGATCATAGCCCTTGTTGGCTGATTGATCATTTGCATATAGTGGGGCGCTGAGCAACTGCCATGCTGATGTCAACGAGTTCCAACGCTTGACTGCGAAGCTAGCACCGTAGTTAGCACCAGTGGTCTTTACCCACGCGCTGCCGCTTGGACGTGGTTCAGCATCGCCTGCTTTCCAGGTTGGCACTGATGTGTGCTTGCTGAGCTGCACCGCTGGACGATAATATGTGTCAGCTAATATACCGAGGTCGGTCAGTGGACTGCCACTGTCATCATCGATGATGATTGCGCCATCTACGGTGCTACCATCGCTAGCTGCGGTTGAATCTGCATAAATCTCTAGCTTGCCATTCACTGCTGCTGCTGTCACGCCTGTGATCGCAGCACCATTGATGTCTGATGCCAGTGATGCTACAGTTGTGCCAGTTAGAGTAACGATCTCGCCATTGATCACGATGCTCTCTGCTATAGTGAGTGTAGGGTTGCTGGTTGAACCTTGCACTGTTGGCCAGCTGATCATCCAATCGTCTGAACCAACTAATACCCAAT